GGTCATTACTCTAAGTTATGCTGTTAAATGGTTGATGTAATATATTCTTTAAAACAGGAAAAAGTAAAACATGACATATTCTCTTTATAGGGTTTCTGATGGTATGGGGGACTCCGGTCCTATGTCAATGGCTCTTTGGCCATCCGACAACACAGAGGCTGAGAACTATCACATTTCGGGTGTAGAGTACGAGCATAGTGCTCGTCCTAGAGTGGGTGTAGCCATGAGAGTCGGAAGTATCGGCGTCAGGACTTTTCTGCAGGACTGGTGGCAGACGACTTTGATTACCGAGATTACTGATGAGTGGAAAGATACCACAGCTAATGGCGACGAAGTCGAATGCGTTCGATTTAAGACCGGTAACTCAACATATATCTGGAAGAAGTTTTAACTTATAATAATCTTAGATAAATTATTAGTATATTCCTCAATACAGTCGGAGACAAAAAATGTTTAAGCGAATTATGTTGGGAACTGCTGTTCTCTGTACCATAGGTCTTACTATGGCATTTAGCCAACCTAAGACCAGTAATATCATGCATAATACCTATCACCCACAAGTCGAACGTGAGATCGAGAGTATGCAGCTTGCCTATAGCGGTGTATCTACCAAGGAAGATAAAGCTATGATCCGCACTCTGGCATGGAACCTAGTTCGAGATGATGATATCTCGTCTCTTCCTCCTAACCTACAGAATTTCTATAAGACACTAGAAAAGGACGCAGTAAAGCAATGAGTTATTCAGTTGAACTAACTTATGAAATGGTTGACACGATTATCTTAAAAGAACTTAAGTTGTGTCGGCAGAATTTTGTTGATGATTTGGCTAGGGGTAATGCTCGTGTCTTCTCTATTGATCCCGAAGAAGATGCTGTAGAAATTCAAAGGATGGTCGATGCTCTTAATCTTATCATTTCTTGGTATAGTGTACCCGAATGAGCCTAAATGATGAACCTTTAGATGGTCGTGCAGAATTAGTTCTTGAAATGAGTCGTGAAGAAATCTATAATCTCATGATGATGGCTCATAGGCAAGATATTACTCTTAACAAGCTTATTGAAAAGCTGATAATCGATTATATACATGAATGGAGATATGACTGATATGAAGACATATTCTTATAATGAACCAGAATATGATGATGTCGGCAATATTGTAGGTAATCTGGTATATACTTTAACTGAAGAAGAGATTATCGATTCATATTATGTTCATTGGTCTAGAGAAATGTGCCATCAACGCAAGGATCATCTAGTTACTAAAGACAATTGTATTGATGATTGGGTTGCGGTTAATTGGGCTTGGGAAGTTAATAATGACTGAAGAACCCAAAAAGACGATTGATTGGGATGAACTACAAAAACTTTCTGAACACATGAGAGAAAGTACTAATCAATACGAAAAGGACTGTGATACCTATTGGAAGAACCTTTCTTATGATGATCAACTAAAGGCTTTCTATTCTGTAGTTAAACGTATACATAAAGGCGAACTTGAAGATCGTGGCTCTTATCGTTGGATTCTTTATGATGTATTTGGATTTGGTCCAGATTCTTATGTTATAGGTATGGATTGTGGATTTCTAGAGTTGCATAATTCTATCTATGATGAAAAAGACTTAGAAGAATATTCTAAGCGAAAAGTTATTTACAAATGAAAGATCAATATGATCCTAATTCATGGGAAAACAGGTTCTTAATAGCTTGTACTATTTGGGGTATGGGCACTTTACCTATGGCCATTGTTTGGGTTATCATGTATATTATCTTTTGGATCGTACAACATGTTAGAATTGGAATTATATAATGACTATTTTTGAAACTATCAAAGCTGATGTCCTTCAGGCTCGTAAGGATCGTGACCAAACTAAGGTGAACGTACTTAATACGCTTATTGCAGAACTATGCCGAGAAACTAAGGAACCGAATGACGACCAAGTTGTAAAGGTTGTTAGGAAGTTTCTTAAGAATCTTGATATCAGTATGTACGCTGTTGCTAAGGCAATTCATCTTACTCGTGAAAGTGATCTGAATACCCTTTCTCGTGAATATAAGATTGTGTCGGTATACAATAAGGAAGATGAAGCGGTTGATTTTCACTCCGTCGTTGATCAATTAATTGACGATAACCCTGGCAAGTCTATGGGTTGGTATCTTGGTCAAACCCTAAAGGCAGTAGGTGGAAATCCAATTGCTATTAAGACATATCTAGAAAGCAAAATTTAATGAATAAGATTTTAGTACTAGCTATGGTTCTAACACTTACAGCCTGTCATAAGGTAGAACCACCAAAACAATATGATACCCTAGATAAGGTAAAAGATCGAATTGAAAACGGCGAAGCTGCAGTTGTGAGGGTGTGTCTTGAAGAAACCTATATCGTTAAGCTAGACGATAAGTATTATGTTCAGCATATTCATAGCGAACATAATATAGTAGGTGTACTAGAAGACGGTGTGCCTGTAGATAGCGTTTGTCAGGAAAAGAAGTAATGAAGATTAAACTAGCAAGTGACATACATTTGGAATTTTCTCCACATACAACTATTCGGCAAAATGAAACTCCGGTTGATGTATTAGTTCTTGCTGGTGATATTTGTGTTGGTGACTATTTCACACGTCCTGTCGAGAGTCCTTATTATCAAGTAGCACACAATTTTGATCGGTTCTTTGCTATTGTTTCTGATGAGTTTGAGAATGTAATCTATGTTCCCGGCAACCATGAATATTATCGTGGTTATATTGATAGAACGCTAGATGATATCCGCGAAGCTCTGTCCAAGTACAAGAACATTCATATTCTAAATGATCAGTTTGTTGATATTGGTGATACTCGATTTATTGGTTCTACTTTGTGGACTGATATGCATAGGGGTGATCCTCTTACTATGGAAACTCTTCGACATGGTATGAACGACTTTAAGTTGATTGAGAATAAGGCTACTCATCGGAAGTTTCTACCCAAGGATGCTTTAGCGGTTCATATTCAATCAAGAAAGTTTATCTTTGATACTGCTAAGACTCACGATAAGTGTGTGGTAGTTTCTCATCATGCTCCTTCTGAAATGTCTGTCCATCCTCGGTATCGTCATGATTATCATATGAATGGTGGTTATTATTCTAATATAGAAGACGAGATCATCGATCATCCTTCTATTAAAGCCTGGATGCATGGACATATGCACGACTCATTTGTTTATATGTTAGGGTCTACTTCGGTCTATTGTAATCCAAAAGGCTACAATGACCAGAATCCACATTATAATAGGAACTTTGTTTATGAGTTATAAGGATTTATCTGCTCGTCTTAGAGTACAAGCAGAGAACGTAGAAGAGGACGGGTGGTTCAATGCTGCTCGTCTAATGCGGGGTGCTGCTGATGAACTTGAAGAACTTAAAGCCAGAAATGCCGAGTTAACAAAACATCTTCTAATTACTACAGAAGAGTCTTGGCCTTATATTCATCAATGGTGTTCTATTGACCGAGTAAAAAAGAATTGGCTTGATGCCAGAGAATTTTTGCGTGGCAATGATCCAAAGGTTAACTATTAATCATGAATAATGCAGTATTCTATCACTACTTTATTCCTGATGGGTCTATTGTTATGTGGTCATATTGGCTAGATGAACAGGCTCGTCTTATGATAGAGAGTGGACTTAAGGATAATGCCAAGGTCTATATGTGTATTACTATGCCAACTCATTATGGTAGTATGCACAATATGGAATTTCATGCAGACAGGAGTTCTAATAAATTCAACTTTGCTCAAAAAGTAGTAGAGTATATCAATAACAGATATCCTTGGATTATCATTCTTAGTGTGCGGTCTACTCAAGAATTTAATCTATTTGAGGGACCAACCCTAGAAAAAATGTGGGAATATTCAAAAGTTCACAATGGTTCTGTTCTTTACATTCACAGCAAAGGTTCTCATAGTATTAATCTTGGCGGTCTTGCTGTAAAAAATTGGTTCGAAGTCCTCAATCACTTTCTAATCACTGAATGGAGAGAATGTCTAAAAGACCTAGAAAAGTTTGACCTTGTTGGTGTTCAGGATGCTAACCCGGTCAAAATTAAATACTTAAATGATATGAAAACTAACAATTTAGTCTCTGGTAATTTTTACTGGACAACCACCGAATACTTGGTTAATCTACCAAAACCTAAATTGTTAGAAAGTCGATATGATTTTGAACGATGGGTGTTGACAAACGATCCTGTGGTGGGTTATAGAGTCGATACTAAAACAAACCACTACCGAGACTATTGTTTCGTGGAAAATCTTTTGGAGATAAAATGATTACCGTTCCATTTAAACGAGTTGCCGACCGTCTGATTCTTGATACCGACGTTATGAGTATCATTCGTAAGCGTGATGTCTATCTGGCTGGGGGTGCTCTTCGGGGTATCTTCGGTAAGGACGAAACCATTATGGATTATGATGTTTTCTTTCCTAATGGATTGGTTTCTCATGAAGTTGGTCTTGACCTTGAAGACATTGGATTTGAAGTCATTTTCAAGTGTCCTGAAGGCAAGCTTACTTCCTATAAGCGCGGTGATCTTAAGGTTCAGCTTATCACCGAAAATTTCTATCCTTCTCCCGAAAATCTGATCGACACCTTTGATATTAATGCCTGCCGCATTGCATTTTGGGCTGATATGATCTACACTGACCGAAACGCTATTCGAGATATGCGTAGGAAGCGAATTACCCTGCATAAGGTGGATTTTCCTATGGCTACCTTTAAGCGTATCGTAAAATACACAAAGAAGAATTATGTGCTTGACAATCGAGCCGTACAATTCTATGTTAGCGATATTGTTGATAAGACCCTAAAGGGTATTCCGGTGGATGGGAGATTTTACATTGACTGACATTGGTCCTGGTGATCTAGTGGAATGTATTGATGCTGATGGATATGTCCCTTATATCGCGGCTATCGGGGGTGGCGATTATATCGTAATTGATATTGACAACGAAACCGGTAAGGTGGTAGGGTGGGTTCCTCTCACGGAAGATGAACTCCGTGAAGCTGCAAAGGAAATGTAATGAAGGTATCTGAACTGATTGAAGCTCTATCTAAGCTTCCTCCTGATATGGACGTTGTGGTGATTGATGATCTAACTGATGGGACGTATAATAAGATCGATGATATCATATACCATACTGTAGAAGAATTAGCTAATTACATGCATCTTTCTGCCGTATATCCCAATGGCGTCGTTTACTTGGATTCATAATATGGAACATTATATTCTCGAACTAACTAAAGAAGAAGTTGCTACTCTATATGTCGTACTGCGTAATATTTCTGGTAGTCCCACAGAGTCTCCTAGAAAGTATGTTGATGATATCTATGATGCAGTATGTACTTTGATGGATATGTCAAAAGATGATGGGCGTGGAATCGATTGCTCAGACATCTGTGATGGTGATATACATTTTAAGAAATTTTATGATGGAAATTTTCATGATGCCGTAAAGGCTGTTAAATAATTGTTATTTGTGGTAAGGAAAGTTCTGTCGTGATGCTCTGGCCAGAGTCTCGATGGAAAACGGATTGATCTACCGTTAAAAGGAGGATGGGCAAGAGCCGGGCAAGAGCCGGCTCCAGATACCCCACCTGCCACAAGCTTTTTTTGTTGACACCATTTTTTGATCGTATATGATGATTTTACGCATTATGGAGAACGAAATGACCACCAATTACGTCCTAACCACGGCTGAAGGCCTTCGCCAATTCTATGCCGAGTTTGCCAGCCTTTTGGCCGACATCGACTACCTTGGTCTGACCGAGTACGAGATCGAGGTCGAAACCGCAGATTGACATTAATTCGAGGCCTGATAAAATGGTCTTACAAAATCGGAAACAAGGAAACGAACATGGCTTTTATCGAAAACCCTATGAATGTCTATGGCAATGCTTATGTCTCTGGCCATGCTAATGTCTCTGACAATGCTAATGTCTTTGGCGATGCTGTAGTCTCTGGCAATGCTGTAGTCTTTGCTCGCGGTACAGTCTTTGATGCTCCCCAACTATTCTCTTTTGATGATTCAGGAGTAATGTGATGTCTACAAACATTAACGATCATACTTCATACTCATATGTTGTATATGTTAGTGACTATAATAATGGTGATTGTACTCTAAATTCAGTCATGTTTCATGAACATCAAGCTAAGGCTTATTGTGAATATATGAATACTAAAGCTGAAAAAAATATCAAATACTCATATGAACGCGCCATCAATCGTGTATGGCCTATTGAAGGATTTTATGGTGAATAAAGAAACTGGACTAATTATTAAGGCCGTATGTTATATTACGATCCTTATCACTATTGCTTATTTTATGTTTCGTGTGGCTATTCCCTTTACTCTGGGTATGCCGTCTGATCTAGTGGTCCTCGCTATTCCTCTGCTTGTCGGTGGAACTATCGTTGGTCTGTTCTACCTCGGCTCTATCTTTTTCAACGACTTTACTTCTAAGAAGGATCAATAATACATGCAACTTCGTAATGTAATTCTGTCTGTCTCTGCTGCTATGCTGCTTACTGCTTGTGGTCCTAATGTACAAGTAGGTAATGTTGGCTTTCTAGTTAAGACTGTTGGTGAAGGTGCTGGTGTTCAACCACAACCGCTTGCTGTTGGGTATCACTTTACTGGTCCTAATGAGTATATCATCGAATACCCTGCTATCACTCGTACTTATCAGTGGACTAAGCCTGGGGATGGTGATAACAAGAACGCAAATGAAGAGTTTGCTTTCAATGACTCTACTGGTCTGCCTCTGACTGCTGATGTATCTGTTACTATGCACGTCGATCCTTCCAAGGTTGCAGAAATCTATACCAAGTATAAGCTTGACTTTGATGCTCTGCGTGATGGTCCTGTGCGTGCATATGTTCGTACTTCTATTGCTCTGGAAGCTTCCAAGCTGACTTCAGATCAACTTTATACTGCTGCTCGTCAACAAGTCATTACTAATGCTCTGAAGGACGTTCAACAACACTTTGCTGGTTCTGGTATTGAAATCTCTGATCTACAGTGGATCGGGTCTATTCGTTTCCCTGCTGCTGTAACTCAAGCAATTGAGAACAAGACCAAGGCTGACCAGGAAGCACAAGTTGCTGAGCGCCAAGTACAAGTTGAAAAGAATCGTGCTGATGCTGCTGTTGCTAAGGCTCGTGGTGAAGCTGATGCTACTCGTATCAAGGGTGAAGCACTGCACGCTAACCCCCAAGTGCTGCAACAAGAGTGGATTTCCAAGTGGAATGGCGTTCTTCCAACCACTGTGACTGGTAGCAATACTATGATGATGGTAAAGCCCGACTGATATATAGTAAATAGTACATTGAAACAGCGTATTAGTAACCGTAAACCTATTAAACCCACAAAATCTAAGAAGATCGGAAGGTAAAAAATGGAATTTGATGATTATGACTATGATGTTGATGCTGATTATGACGACTATGATGATTATGACTATGACATGCAAGAGGATTACCCGGAAGACTTTGGGGATTTCGACTACTAACCTTTAACCAAAGGGGATATGGGAAAAATTCCATATCCCCTCATTTTTTTGTTGACGGTCGATTTAGCCTCTGTTAGCTTAGGGTCATAGGCGAAACGGTTTGCCTCCAAACAAGGGACTAAGATGAAACTTCAGATGTGTTGTTCAGAATGTGGATCAAAAGATGTTTTGGTCGATGCCTGGGCAAGTTGGGATGAAGTAAACCAAGAATGGGAACTGTCTTCTACTTTTGACCAAGCTTTTTGTGAAGACTATAACAGTGAAACCTCTATTGATGAAATCGAGATTGAAGATGAAGCAAATGTCTAATCGTGATTACGGCGTCTATGATGACGATGGTGAATTTTATGCGGCTCTTTTCCTTGACGATAAGGAAGTTGATGGTATGAACTTCTATAAGCGCAAGGAAGCTAAGGAATTTGGTAAGAAATGGGTCAAGGGTGGATGGAAGTCTATCTATCCTCACACTCCTGAAATGTGGGACAATGCAGAATGAATGAAAATGAAACGCTGTTCTCATTTAATGTGAACAAGAAAAAGACTAAGATTGTTGCTCTAACTGCTAGTGATGCAATGTATCAGGCTGTTAATCATTTCGATCTAGTCGAAGACTCTGGTGAATGGCTGATGGTTTCTCCCGGTAATTGGGCTGTTCCTACGGATGGTCCTGAATATACCTGGGTTACTGGTGATAATATTCTTAAGACTACAAAGAGTCCTTGGGAAGCCTCCTGGCGTCATTAATAGGAAAGTAGTTATGAAAATCTATTGGGTATTGGGATATGACCAATATTATCCCTTGGCTGATAACTTTATGGATTCATTTGAAACCTATGAGGAAGCGGCTGAATATGCTGCTAAACGTCCGGGAAATCGTGACCATTACAACGTGATAAACATTTCGGATAGGCTCTAAAAAACTTGTTGACGGGGCGATAGGATTGTGAGAGATTGTGGTTATCAAGAAAGGGAACGACATGAAATCGAGAAATCCTATCGCCCGCTTTGCACACAAATGTAATGTGGCAAAGGCTTTCCCTGCCAAAAAGGGAAAGGGTTCCGTTTTTAAACGCGATAAAAAGGTTGACACCGATGTTTAAAGAATTTAAGATGCGCGAAGGTCTGGAAATTTTTAATAGGTCTCATGGCGGCGGTGGGTCGTCATGGTCTATGAAGGGATTTAATGACTTGACTGAAGCTGAAGCATATGCTAAGTATATCCAGGAATCTCTTTGGGGATATGGTAGTACGGCTAATGTTCACACTAAGCCGGAACTTTATGTTTCGTGCCATTGCTATAATTCTTGTGATTAGGGGATAGTATGTCGGTTAAGGCTAGGATTGAACTTGAGCAACGTATTGTCAAGATGACTATTGATGCCAGTCTAAAGGCTGGTTATGCTCTAGGCGTCTATGATGGTGAAGAATTTGTTGTTAAAAATTCCAAAGATGCTGATGAAATCTTTGGTGCTATGTTTAGCACTGATGAGGATACACTTTGCTTTTACAATGAATCGAAAAAACGTATCGGCTGGGTTTACTTTATCTATGGCAATGATGGTTATGATGTCATCAGTGATTACACCACTAATCTTGAAGATGTCTTGAAGCCGATTAACGAATATTGCGATAGCTATATGGATTGATCTAACTCTCTGATTTTCCCAACGAAATTTTTTTGTTGACACCCTGATTGGCCTATGAGATTATGGGTCATCGAAACAAACGGAGATACCAAATGGCCTACGCTTCTATTAATGTCGAAGTTGATCTGGATCAAGTGATTGAAAATTTCGATGTGTCTGACATCCTGTGTGGACTTCTGTCTAACGATATCATTGAATATATCGTGGAAGACGCGCCTAACCGACTGATTGCTGCTTTGCGTGATGCTGGCGAATTGCCCGAAAATGCTGGAATTTTCTTTGAAATTGAGGAAAAGACTGCTATGCTTCAGGCTCTTGACATTTATGTCGCTGTCCAAAAGGCTACTGGTACGGGAATTATGACCCAAAGCGAAATTTCTAGCTTGCGTGAAAAGCTGATCTAGGGTATGGTGACTTTATGGGAAGGCAATCGCGCCTTCCCATATTTTTCTGAAAAAAGATTGTTGACAGATGAAAACTTATCGGTTAGTCTGGGAAATAGATATTGAGGCCGATAGCCCGACTGAAGCGGCTATCATTGCCAGAAATATTCAGCTTGACAGTGTGTCAACTGCTACTGTATTTGATGTATATGATGGTAATATCTTCGTCGAGTCTGTTGATTTAATCGGATAAGGTCAATGATGAATAACGATCAAAAGCAAGCGATTGCTCAATATATCAATGCACCTAAGCATATCTATGCTTGCGCTGATGCAATTCGATATGATCTGATGCATGGTCCCTGCTGGTCACTGATTCCGCAAGGTATCATTGAAGACTTTACTATGGATCATGTTGCAACCTTTTATGATGATCTGGTGGATGCTATCATTGAAGGTGATGTAGTAGAAGAAACCTATACCGGAATTGTTGCGGATACTCTGCGACAATATATTGACGAATTGCCTTGCGAACTGTATATTGAATGTGATACCGATTGCGTGATGGACAGTGAGCCGCAATGGGATTGGGATGAAGAATTGGGCGAAGATATCGAGCCTATGCCTTACTACATTGTGACGCATAAGTCTATTGTTGAAGCGGTGTTTGGTCCTACTATTGCAAAGGAATTCTAATAATGATTGCCTTTACTAAGATTAGTAATATCAAGATTAGCTATAGTGCTGATGATTGGCAATTGTATAATATTGATGGTCGTGATCGTGCGGCTGATGAATTGAATGCTGGTATGGCTGAGCTTATGTCTAATTGGCCTAGTAAGGCTGATGTAAATTGGAAGGAAATTGAAAATCTTCTGTTCAGCTATGCTGATTATGGCGCGGCGTATAGTGAAGGTTATCAAATGGTTGACTATATCTTTAGCAAGGTTTATGGAGAATACTAATGCGCGCTCAAGAAATCTTTGATACTGTAGCGACTCATCTGTTTACTCAAGGTAGACGAGCAATTACTATCGATGAGCAATGTGCGTATAAGACCAATGACGGTCTTAAGTGTGCTGTCGGTTGTCTTATTCCTGATGATATGTATTCTTCTAAGATGGAAAATACGGATGTTGTGACTCTTTTAGCATTTCAATCTGATTATGGGTATACTATTCCTAAGTATTTTGCTCGAAATCAAGACATGCTTTCTCAGCTTCAGACTATTCATGATGATGAGTATTCTTGGTTATCCACTGAAGATATGAAGGATGCACTTAAGAAAGTTGCTCGAAATCATCATCTTAAGATGTCTGTACTGAATAACCTTTCCTTCGAGGACCGATAATACTCCACAAATACTTTAGCCCATATGTGAGAGATTTTTTTCACATATGGGCATTTTTTCGTTTGACATAGTGTTTTAGCTAGTGCATAGTTAGTCCATCGAAACACGGGAAACACGGATATGATCCGCCTCTCTAAAGCTTCTAAAATGCCGGGTAAGTCGTGGTCATTACAGGCGCGGGAAACATGTCCCGGCTCTATTGATCCGGCGACTAAGACGCTATTGCCGGTTTGTGCGGGCTGCTATGCCACGCAAGGGAACTATGTTTTTCCTAATGTCAAAGCGCCGCGCGAAGAAAACCGCAAGGATTGGAAACGCGAAGACTGGGTTTCTGATATGGTTGCTGCTATCGCCAAAGAAAAGTTTTTTCGTTGGTTTGATAGTGGCGACGTGTATCATCCTGGTTTGGCTGAAAAGATTTACTATGTGATGGAACAAACGCCGCACGTTAGGCATTGGCTCCCTACTAAGTCTTACAATATCCCCAAAATTCGCTTTTGGCTGAATATGATGAAAGAATTGCCTAATGTGGCGGTTCGCTTTTCTTCGCCTACGGTAGATGGTATGTTTAGCGCGGAACATGGTTCCTGCGTAGTGCCAAGTTTTGATAGTGACACGCAAGCTAATGCCGTTTGCGATGCTTATGAACGGGACGGTAAATGCGGCGATTGTCGCGTTTGTTGGGATAAAACGGTTGACGTTGTTGCGTATGTGGCGCATAGTAAGAAGCTGATTAAGCAATTGAAGGCTGCGGCATAAAATGAAAAGCGTTAGCGAACGGTTTGAAGACTTTGTAAATAGCGGCGCGAAGGAACAATATCCTGATGATAGGGAAAGGCAATATGCCTATTCATATGGATATATGAATAGTATTATCGAAATACTGTCTGTGCGAGTCCCCGGAGTAGCTGAATACCTCGAAAACTATATTAAGGAAAATTGATAGCTATGGCTTATATTGAAAATTCTAACAAAGTCTCTGGCAATGCTAATGTCTATGGCGATGCTCTAGTCTATGGCGATGCTGTAGTCTCTGGCAATGCTAATGTCTTTGGCGATGCTAAGATCCATGGCGATGCTCATGTCTATGGCGATGCTCTAGTCTATGGCGATGCTGTAGTCTCTGGCAATGCTAATGTCTCTGGCAATGCTTTTGTCTCTGGTGAAGCGAATATTTCATCTAATGATGATTGGTTTAGCCTGATCTATAGTGGTAAGACTTTGACTGGATATCGCTCTCGCAATGCTGATGGTTATGAACTGAATATTGATGGTCTCGCGGTCACTATTGGTGATGTGGCTGATGATCTGACGCCCAATCAATTGAATGCGATTGATAAGTGGTCTAAGCCTACAAAGTCTGAGATTGATATTAGGATTGAAGCCCTGAAGACTGAATTGGCTGCTTTGGAACAAGCTATTAAGGATCGTTAATACAATGCACCGAGTAGGAATTCCTGATGATCTACTGGAACAAGCTATTGCAATACTGTATAGACTTGAGGAAGATGCCGAAGAACTTGGTTATTATAGTAGATCAAACGAAGCGATTAGAATCGCTGATGAACTAAAAGTATATTTTAATGAAAACAAACAATAATCTACTAAAATAACTAAGGAACGCACAAATGGCTTATATTGAAAACGAGAATAAGGTCTATGGCAGTGCTTATGTCTCTGGCAATGCTAAGGTCTATGGCAATGCTAATGTCTATGGCAATGCTGTAGTCTCTGGCGATGCTAGTGTCTATGGTGAAGCGAATATTTCATCTAATGATGATTGGTTTTCTATTACTATTCAGAATAAGATCATTACTGCCTATAAGTCTCGTAATGCTGATGGTTACGAAATCAATATCAATGGAATCAATAAAACCCTGGATGAAGTGAAACAATACTTCGGTTCTATTCAATGTGAACTAATCGAATCCTGGAATAAACAATTGAACTAATAATGATATAATAAAGTAGTGTAAACATAAGACTCAATACACACTGAATACACACTGAAATAAAAAACTGTACTACACACCCAATGTGTATAGTGAAAAGTGATGTATTTAGACTTAGAAAAGAATGCCCTTTATTATGGGTTTGGCTTCTGTATGAGGCATGTGATTGATTTCTATGGGGAAAAATAATTTATTGACACGCAAACGCTGATAGGCCATTATGGGGACATCGAAACGCGGCTAGGGAATAACGGATATGGAATTCGCCTCTGGTGCTGAAGCTGTGGCCTATTATTATTCCAAAGGTTTTTTCTATCGTGCGGAAGATATCTCTCGCTTAGATTATCGGATCATGTATAATCCCGATACGAATCAGGCGGTGGAAATCGAGCACAAAGGTTTTCTTTCTTGGGTTGCGGCTGAAATTCAAAATTTTTATTAAAAAAAGGTTTGACAGACTAAATCGCCTCTGATACCTTAGATAAATCGAAGCAAGGAACACAAAATGTCTTACAATGGTTGGACTAATCGCGAGACTTGGTTGGTCAATATCTGGTTTGGTGATGATGATTACCTTACGGATATGTCTGCGGCTGAAATTCAGAACGTCGTTGCTGAATACGTCGAAGAAAAGATCGGCGAAAGCGGCGGTTTCATCTATGATATGATCAATTTTGAATGTATTGATTGGGATGAGCTCGCCGACCATCACAAGTCTGATGATGAACTGGAAGATGATGACGATACTATTCAAGACGAAGATGATGAAATCGAAGAATAACTAAATAGAATTAGAATTAAAGCTTGGTCTAAGCCTTACCAACCTACGGGAATTTGGAGTAGCTTAGACCAAGCGGATATTCTAGACTAATCTAGTGCTCCCCGGCAGGTATATCCTAGGCCATGATAGGGCACTACAGGAACAATAGAACAAAAGAGAACTGCGGTCTTTGACAATTAAATAGAAATTCTTCTATCAGAAACAAATGCGTTTCATGATATACTTTTTTTTGTTTGAAAGGTGTGGATCAATGCTTGGTTATATTGCGGGATATAATGGTAAAACTGTTGAAATAACTGCGAGTAGTTTATATGCGGCCAAAATTGCTGCGACCATGCTACTAAATGCGCCTAAGTCTAAGGTGCATATGGTATGGGTTGCTTTGGCTGAAAAGGATGGTGAGCCCGTTATACACATGGCGGTTGATTAAAGGTGCGGCAATGAAGCAAAAAAGTCTCTTGACACGCGCTGAAAGACAAGCTATCTTACGTGAGTACTTAGGCAAGCGCAACGTGCTCTCGCCTATTCCCAAAGCGGCTTAAGGATCACAAGATGAATCGCCCTCTCTATACTATCGCCTCGGATATCCGCAAGGCTTGGCCCAAGGTTAACTTTGCAGCTAAACCTTACCTTGACGCAATGTCTTCTCTGAATACTATGCAAGATGACTATTATTGCGACTCTGCTAAGTCTGTTGTTCTCTATTTCCTTTCCAACGCTTCGACCTTTCGCGGCGAACAAGCAAAGTCGCTGAAGGATGAACTAAAGGCAATGCTTAAGAGCGCCTAATACTTGAACCGGAGGGGATTAGACTTGATCTAATCCCCTCTATACTTTGGAGCAAATACAAATGGCCCGTTTGATTGTTGAATTTGCAGTATTGACGATTTTTTTGATCGTTCTTACTTGCCTATATATGACCTATACCTAACTAGACTGTATAGAGCAAAGCAGATTAAGGTTAAATTTTCGCGATTTCCCCATTGTTCCCTAACCCATTGAAATTGCAGAGAAAAATAATTTTTCGGAGCATGTATTGAAGGGTTGACACCAAGTATTGTTATTGATAAGGTGGCTTCGCCACCGGGGGATTCGCCCCCGGCCGGCGGGGACGGACTCCCCGGCGATCTTTGACATTGTGAACCCCTAACCAAGGCGCGCGGCATTCCGTTGCGCGCCTAATCCTTCACATCACATCAAAAGGAACTAAACAAATGTTCGCTTCTCTCAATATCGGTTACGGCGCTACCTTCGCCCTCTCGATCGCCGATGCCGCCAAGGTTATGGAAATACTCGGCAAGGCGAAGCGCATCGAGTCAACCTATGTCGGCGGCGAAGACTATCGCACGGTTACTTATGAAATCGAGCCGGCTAATATTGAAATGCGCGTGTTGAACGGTGAAATCTACTCGAAAGAGCAAGTTGAACAATTCAAGGCGGAAGATAAGGCGCGAAAGGAACAAGAGCAAGCCTAGTCGAAAGCAATACAGAGGCGGATTAAACCCCGCCTCTGTTCTTTTCAATACAACAAAAGGTCAAAGCAAATGCAACAAACGACGCTCGCCCAAAGCATTCGCCACGGTTTCTTTAGCGAACGCGAGACTTTAAAAGACGCTATGCAGTACGCCTACAGTATTGCGCAAGCGTCGAATTCGCCTATTCATGTAATGACGGCAATACATGTCGTCATGAATACTCTAGCTAATGAAATGGAGAAGCAAACGGCCTAGTATCTGTCAAGTATAGAGCAAGTCTAGTTTGGCGATTAGACTTGCTCTATACTTCCGAAAAAAACAGTTCTATTTGGCTATATTGTATTGGGTTCCCATACGAGATGCTTCGAGCGGTTTAGTTTTTCCATTTTTCCTTTTTCTATGGGTCCCCCCCAGGAAAATATAGGATTTCAATTTTCCATTTTTCCTTTTTCTATGGGTCCCTTTCAGAAAAGTATAGGGTCCCCCCTTTTCGTATACGGGTCCCTTTCAGAAAAGTATAGGGTCCCCCCCCACCTTATATTGGGTCCCCTTACGGGTCCCTTTCAGAAAAGTATAGGGTCCCTTTGATCCGTTCTACGGGTCCCTTTGATCCGTTTCACGGGTCCCTCTCTCAGGGTTTTACTATAAATAAATACAGATTTCCTTTTCTCATCGGAGAACTTTATTGTCTGTTTCTGCATTACAAGCAAATACCATATATTCTGATTTTAACACAAACTTTAATGTTCATCCCATTAAGAAAGACTTAACACGTTTTACTAATGAGGAAGCCGTTAAGCGTTCTATCAAGAATATCATACAGACAAATTTTTATGAGCGACCTTTTCAGCCTATGTTTGGATGTAATATACGAGCATACCTATTTGAGCTTATTACACCTATTACACTACAGCTTATTAAAAAAGATGTAACCGCAGCAATCAATAACTATGAACCCAGAGCAAATATTTTGGATGTAATTGTTTCAGTTGCTCCAGATAATAATCAGATTGCCGTATCAGTTACATTTTCTATCATAAATAGTCTACAGCCAACTACAGTAAATGCTACTGTTGCACTGAACGGGGTTCGTTAATGTCATCAAATTCTGCTCTTGTCGTATCTTCTCTAGATTTCGATACAATAAAAAATAATTTAAAGACTTTTCTCAAATCTCAAAATCAATTTGCCGATTACGATTTTGATGGTTCAAATTTATCAGTACTGATTGATTTGCTTTCATATAATACCTATATGAATAACTTCTATACCAATATGGCAATCTCTGAATCATTTTTGGATTCTGCACAGATTATGGATTCCGTGGTATCACGAGCCAAAGAGCTTAACTATACTCCCAGATCATACTCATCAGCAGTAGCCTATATCGATTTTACAATTCAAGCAAATGATAGTCCCTCTGTAATTGTAGTACCAAAGGGAACAGCTTTTAATGCTCGTCTTGATAATAACATCTATACCTTTACCACAGATCAGAGCGTCCTAGTATATGATCACAATAATTACTCAGCAGCCAATGTGGCAATCTATGAAGGCGTATACGTAACAGAAAGCTTTACAGTAGATTCATCAGTAACCCAACCACACTACATTCTGAATAATTCACAGATTGATACATCCTCTCTCTCCGTCACAATTCAAAATTCTCAATCAGATACAACTACTGTGAATTTTGCACAGGCAACATCAATGCTTGGTTATAATTCTACATCAACAATCTACTTTGTGCAAGCCACAAACAATGGAAAATATGAATTAGTATTTGGTGATGGAAATGTCGGCAAGGCCCTACTAAACGGTAATATAATTCAAGCAACATATAGAGTTGCTTCTGGATCAGATGCTACTAAGGCGATTAACTTTTCACCAGCATCTAGTATTGCTGGATATAGTACCGTAACTGTTACTAGCAATACAGCAGCATTTGGTGGTGCAAATTCTGAATCAATTTCTTCTATCAAGTATAATGCACCTCGCCATTATCAAACACAAGATAGAGCTATTATTCCAGAAGATTATAAAACTATTCTTAAGGCACATTATCCAGACATTCGTGCTTTAAACGTATATGGTGGAGAAAAGATTTATCCTCCTCAGTTTGGTAAAGTATTCATCTCTATTGATTTTAGTAGTTTTGTAGGAATTCCTAATGTAATTGCTGCAGACGTAGTATCATTCATTAAAACTAAAATGCCTGTAGAAATGAATCCTGTTATTGTATCTCCAGATTATCTTTATGTTTCAGTTGTTGCTACAGCAGAATATAATATTAATATATCAGCATTAAGTCCGTCTGATATTAAAGCAGAAATGATTTCTGCTATCAATGGATATAACAATGCAAGCCTAAACAATTTTGATATTACATTTAGACACAGTAAGTTGGCTGCAACAATTGATAACGCAGATACATCAATTGTAAGTTCAAACCTAACAACTAATATGATTAAAAGAATTGTTCCTGCATTAAATACTACAGAACTATATACCATTAATTATAACAATCCAATTGTTCCAAAAACTATGTACTCTTCACTTCTGACCTATAACAACATATCATCAATGTTGCAGGATCAAAATGGATTGGGTTATTTAGACCTTATTACAGTTTCGTCCGGGGGAAATATAACAACGGTACTTAGCTCAATTGGTACAATTGATTATTCATCAGGAATAGTTAATTTATCTTTACCAGCACTTTCAGATTATGTAGGAAATTACATCAGTCTTTATGTACAACCAACAATTTTGGATTTTGCTGCAATTAATAATACAGTTTTATTAATCGATCCTGCCGATATCAACGTATCAGTTACCGCAGTAAGAGCATAACATGGCATTAAATATTGAAAAAGATATTGCAAATCTAGTTCAAAGCCAATTTCCTGAGTTTTATTACTCGGATGGACCAGAATTTGTTGCATTTGTTAAGGCTTATTATGAATTTTTAGATGCTGGTGGTTCAGAATCTAGAGAAATACTATCTTATAGAGATATAGATACTACTTTAGATCAATTTGTATCGAAATTTCAAGCAGAATATTTAACAGGTATTCCAGCAAAGACTGCTGCATCAAAATCAACTCTTGTAAAACACATTCAAGATTTATATAAGGCAAAAGGAAGTACAGATTCTTTCAAATTACTATTCAGTCTAGTATTTGGAGATGATATTGAAGTATATAATCCATTTACAGATGTTATCAAGCCTTCTGATGGCATATGGCGTATTCCACAATACTTAGAATGTACTGTTTCATATAGAACCGTAGAATTTATTGGTACTCAAATTACTGGTGCTACTTCTGGAGCTACTGCTTTCGTAGAAAATATTACTCGAAAAAATATTAATGGTAGATTTATTGATGTTGTCTATCTTTCAAATATTGTGGGTGAATTCCAGACCAATGAATATATCACTAATACAAATAGTTTAATTGATGCTCCACAAGTAACTGGGTCTTTAAATAATATTATTATTACTGAAGGTGGTGCAAACAATAAAATTGGTGACTTGTTTAATATTTATGGGCCTGAAGGTCTTGGTGGACAAGCTATTGTAAGAGCCACAATCTCTGGGACCGGAAAAGTTGCGTTTAATTTAATTAATGGCGGATATGGTTATGAGACAAACTCTTCAATTCTTATATCTAATGCAGTAATTGGTTATGCCAATAGTACAGGAACAATTATTCCTCTTATGTCTGTTGTACAACCGCTTCAAAGTATATACTATCAAAATTTAAACGTTGGATCATTTGCAAATCTTTTGCCTGTAACCGGCTATAATTCTAATAACCTATCACTTCCAGTAGCTACCGGATATGTTGTAGGCGTTCTTCCTATTAGTAATACAACAGGAAATTTAGTTATTAGTACAACAAGTGGTATCTGGAATAATGCAAACGGAACTATTGTTGTTACTAGCAACAACGCAGTAAATGCAACTATTCATACATATTCTAATGTATCTGCTCATGCTACAGTTGTTGGAGCAAACGTAGCATTTATGGGACTTTCTAGTATTTCTGGAACACTATACCCAGAGGCTTCATTGCTATTTTATATTGGTCAACCAGTCGGGCTTGTTACTACAAATACAAATACAAATATTGTAATGGGAAATACTGCTAATTTTACTTATCCACAAATAAATGCGGGTGATAATTTATATTTTAGAGCAAATAATGGATTTATTGGAGTAGTAAATTCAGTAACAAACTCCTCATATCTAACCCTTTTATCTAACTCAAATTATAATGTTTCTAATAATACTGTTTGGCGCACCTTTGTAACAGGAGCAGCCAATACTGGAGCAGTTTATAATACTGGTTCTGGAGCCACATTTAATATTGGTACATTAATAAACCAAGAAACAATTGTCTCGCAACCAGATGTTCTTATTGGAAACAATTCTTCTGCTATTGCAATTTTAGACTTACTAATTAGTGGAAGCAATTCTGGACAACCAACAAGAAGATTTTCTACAGCAAGCGGAACAATTACTTGCAATACGGCAAATGTTATTGTTACGGGTTCTGGAACTCAATTTACAAACACACAACAAGGATTTGGCATTGGTAGTACGCTTAATGCACCTAATGGTTCTTCAGTAGGTATCATTAATACTATTGTAAGTAATACTATTTTATATCTATCATCTAATGCTTCTATTAATTTAACATCAAATCAATGTACTTGTAATACCACAGAATATGGATTTTCTGGAGATGGCACAATTGGTTATTTAAATGGTCTTATTATAGATGCATTAACAACTAATACAACTATTATTGGAACTATACAATCTCTATCTGCAGTTAATCCGGGTTCCAATTATAATGCTGCACCATTTACATATATCTATGATAAAAATACCGCTGCATATAATTACAAAGATGTATTTTTAGATCTTTCATCTACAAACTTTAATTTTAGTCCTGGCCAAGCAATTTTTGAACAAACAACAGTATCTTCTACATTATTAATATTACATACAAATAGCGGTGGATCATTTAAGGTTGGTGAAGGCATTATTCAAGCCACTACTGGAGCTACGGGTGTTGTAACAGCAAAAACCACAAATACATTGACTATAACAGTATTATCTGGAACATTCTTAACTACATATTCTATTACTGGGCAATCTACACATACTACAGATACTGTAGATACTGTAACAACAACCTCTTCACCAGTTCTAGCTAAAGGATTGATTAAAAGCGTATCTTCCAATACAATTTCTGTGCGTAGACAATCATTTAATTATGCATTTAGTAATAATTCGCAAGTCTATAGCCAAGATTCTCTAGGAACTCGATTCGGTAATGGTTATATCAATACAGTTTCATCAGATTATACAAGTAATACTTGGATGGGATTCAATGCTGTAATTACTGACAATGTGGTTACCGCTAATGCTATTGCTACTACATTACAAGTATTATCTTCTGGTTATGGATATCCTAATGGTGCTTCTCTAGTTCTTACTGGTGTAACAAATGCTAATGCTCAAGATATTTTTGGTACCGCTAGTGTAGAACATCAGGGTATTGCAAATGGATATTGGGAAAATACAAACGGCCAATTAAACTCTAATAAATATATTCACGACAACCAATATTATCAAGAGTATTCCTACGAAATTCAAACTAAACTATCATTGAACAAGTATTCTGATATGGTAAAAAAACTTGTTCACGTTGCGGGAACCGAATTATTTGGTAAAGCAATTATTAAATCTGAATTAAACGCACCATTAAATACACCGGGGGTTAGTATTACAATATCATGACTGTAGTCAGCAATACAAAATTATTTAATGTTAGAACCTCTATTGATTATTACAATCCTATTAAGGATATAGCGAATACTCAATATTACGTTTTTGCGGCAACTCCTGGTTCAGGTCTTGCACTAAACAAACTTTCTGGAACAGTAACTTGTAATACAGCAAATAATTTGGTAGCAACATCGGTCGATGTGTCTTCAAATATTTCAAATGGATATTATCTGTATCAGACTGATGCTGTATTATTAGGAACTGTCTTAACTGTCAATAGTACATTTATTACTCTTACTACACCAGCAACATCAAATTTAATTACAAATAGCATATATTATGCAGTATCATCTCCAGCATTAATAAATGAATCAGTTAATAACGTAGAATATAATTTGTTTGAACAAATGATTTTTGGTAAAATTATTACACCATCAAATTTATCTATGATGATTAATAGATATGATTGGATATCTGGCACAGTTTATGCAAAATATG